TCAACAACAACATAACCAGCAGTGGCTGTAGTCTCTAACCCACGAACGTCAGCCAAGCTATATCTCTTAATCAAATCACGCATCGAGAGAATCTTCTCACCCATCACCATTTCCGCCAGAGGACCAAAGGTCTCAGGAGCGGAAACTTCTGTGGATTGTTGTGTTACAGGAGTAATATAACCGGGTGTCGGTTGAGCATACTCAGTAATCGTAGGCCACACGCCTATACCTGCGCTTGCAGAGTAAGCTGACGTGTGTAAAGTGGATATGGTTTGCACAGTCGGCCGCGCAAGCTCAAAGTCAGGACCACCACGGTTAGAAACCATAATAGTGACTTGTGCAGCTGCGTGAACCGAAAGTAAAGCCTGATCTACTTGTATAGTAATGGCGCCATTGTCGGCACCAACTACAGGAGATGCAGTAGTATCACGAAGTCCCGTAGGCAAGAAAGGATTATTCTTACCCCACGGCACTAATAAAGTAACTACAGCTCCAGGAACGACGTCTAAGTAAACAATATTCGCAGTATTATTTACTGGTTCGGCTGGAATATAGCCGTAAGACCAGAAAATACGCAAGCGTCCACGGTGATACTGGGAAGCAATAACCTCAATCTTATACTCCATAGAACCCCTCCATCTAGCAAAGGCGAGTGAAGTGTGGCACAAAGGGGTCATATACCACGCATTAGAAAATTGCTGAGCATGACAAGGAGTCACGCCCAGTGTCAGCAAAGTAGTGCCGACAGCTTGTCCAGTAGTCCAGGCAATTGGCTGTTGGAGATAAGACCAACGAGAAAGTAAGAAAGCAAATGAAAGAAGGTCATTCCCATCGCCGCAAATCATCTCAGGAGCCAACAGCCTGGCACACTTGGGATCAAGTGTTAAAGTAGTAGTCATATCAACACCAGAAGATGATGACATATTAGCAGAAGAGTTATAGACTGACGTCTCAACATCCTTGATATGGCGAGTAAAGCCAAACATGGATGCAAGAGATGAGCCAAAACTAGCTGCAGCGGAGACAGCAGAAGCCATCCCTCCAATAAATGGTATGTCCTTCACCTTATTAGCTACACCAGCTATAGTGTTAAGGGTACGAGATACCACCTTACTATCTTGAGCATCCTTCACACCTTTCAGGATCTTCGTACCCCGAGTTTCCTTAGATTGCGGATTAGGCGCAGCGGCCTCAAAATCTGTAACCCAACCATAAACGTTAATAGCGACAGTGGGTGTACTATTGTCCGTAACGTTATTCACCTGTTGAGCTGCAACCCAGGAAACTGTCCATTGATTGTACCCAGCTGGGGCTGCGTTGTCTATACCGACAACCAATCCCAACCATGGCACAACTAAATGGGCAGGTTGATTTAAAGCAAAATCTAAATGAGTGTGATATTGTGCATGGTTAGAAACCATATACGGATCATAGGCAAAAGGATCGGCTACAGAGCCGAAACATGCAGTAGGATCCATATAAAAGTTATAACGACCATACATATAAGGCGTAGTAGCAGCCTCAAACCTCATATGAAACGTTCCCTTGTACAACGCAAAATTTGCCAATTTTCTAGCCACAGCCGCATTTAAACGCCATAATCCCCAAGGGGAAATATTGGCGGTAGCAGCAGCGGTGGAAATAGTAGTTAACAAAACAGGTCGCTCAAAGAAATCTGCTAAATCAGGTGGCACACCACCAAAATCACGGGTAAGTGAATAAGATTTCTTGTCAACCCCACTCAACATGGGTTCAACAGCATCAACAAAGGTGGTAGTACCAGCATCCGTTTTCTCTACAGTCGGAACAACTGACGGTGATATTATATAGGGATCATCGGAACCTTCGCCGCCAGTGGCAGCCATATTAACATTGTCGGTGATCAGTTAATTTGAAAGTCTTACCAATCATAAGACCAACTGCAATAATTGTCCCCCTTTCGACGGGTCAAATCCAAGAATTCGTGTACGGTTTTGCAGATTACCACACGCAAAGTTTAACGACATTTATGGTCGTGGGGCACATCACATATCCTAAGTTGTATAATTTCCAGCAGCATACAAGCTAAACAAATCTTCAAACGAGTACCTCGTTACAAAAGAGTCAATAGCCGCATATTGTGGATATGTAGAAAGACATTCAACAAACGTCTCCAGTTCCAACAACCACAAACTGTATCTCTCTTCACCATGTAGCATGAACTCTCGGGAGGCATTATTAAAGACCTGACCCATACGCTCACACGTGTAGTTAGCGAGACTAATCTCAACAAAAGCAAAGGCTTTGTATATAGAAGACTCTCTAAGAGGAGCAAAGCAGTAGTTGCGTTCGAAACGCACACCACGCTTTAAAAACTCCATCTCTTCGAGTTTAATATACCTTACAGCACTTTCCTTATTCGCTGAGGTCATTTCCAATCCAATAGAACGGAACGCAAGAATTAAATTCATGGGACTCTCAAGTACGAGGCGATAGTGCGGGTGAAGACCCGCAGAATTATCATCACCATAGACTTTGAGAGCCACACGAGTTTTGAACTTAGGAGGTTGTCGTAACTTATACGTCAAATAATAGGCTATTCGCCACATTAGAGACATAACTCCAGAGTTAAAATCAGCAGTTCCAGTCCAACCAGAGGCAATAATGAACAAAATAGCAATAATATCGGCATGAAATATCGAATAGTTTTGAAACAACTCATCCTG